CGCCAGATGCACCTCTGGTTTGGAGACCGATCCATCCGCCAGATCACCTTTGTAAAAAGCGCCCAGATCGGCGGCACCACCCTCCTTGCTAATCTCATTCAGTACGCCGTCGCCGAAGATCCGGGTCCCATTCTCTATGTCACCTCGACGGCGGAGAATGCAAAATCATGGTCCGAGCGGGAGCTGATTCCCCGCGTGCGTTCCTGCACCGCGCTGCGCCGTCACCTTCCCGACGATCCCGATCTTTTCAAGAAAACGGAAATGCAGTTCAAAAGCTGCACCGTCAAGCTCGTCGGATCGAATTCCGAGGCCAACCTCGCCTCCCGCCCCACCCGTTACCTTTTCTGTGATGAGGTGGACAAATGGCCCGACGCCTCCGCCACCGAGGCCCCCTCCCTCGAGCTGGCGATGGCCCGAACCAACTTCTACAGATCCATCTGCAAGCGCGTCCTGGTATCCACCCCCACCGTGGCGACCGGCGCGATCTACAGCCAGTTCACCGCTGGAAGCCAACACCGCTACCATGTGGAATGCCCCGACTGCGGCAAATGGCAGCACCTCCGTTTCGAGCAGGTCAAATGGTCCGATGAGCTACGCGGTAATGATGGGACATGGGATCTCGACGCAGTTTCAGATTCTGCCGTCTACCAGTGCGAGGAATGCGGATCCCTCTGGCCGCAAGAACTTCAGCGCCGACTCGTCGCCGGTGGCCGTTGGATCCAAGGGAACCTCGCCGCGCCACGCGACCATATTTCCTGTCATTTGAATGCCATGTATTCCCCCCAGTCCTCCTGGGGAGAATTGGCAAAGCTATTCCTCCAAAAACGCGACAGCCCCGGCGGCCTGCACGATTTCTACAACACCTACCTCGGATTACCTTGGGAAGACCGCGCCACCACCATTAAGGACGACAGCCTCCTCGATCTCCGCAGCGGCTACCGCCAGCGCCAGATACCGCCCGCCGCCGTGATCGATGGACAGTCTCCCATCCTGACACTATGCGCCGATCCGGGAGGGACGCGCACCCACTGGACAGTCGAGGCCCGCATCGCGACCGGCGAGAGTTGGGTCATCGATTGGGGAGAGGTCGCCGAGGTCGATGAGTTGGTCAGTCAGGATTTTCTGAATGCCCGCACCTACCTCATGCCCGACGGCATCACCACGGTGCGACCCATCGCGGGACTCATCGATTCCGGTTTTTTCACCGAGCGCGTCTATTCCGTTTGCGCAAGATCCGATGGCCTCTACTACCCCAGCAAAGGCGGTGCCGCCACGTTCAAGCAATTCAACGCCTCTCCCCTCCCCGGCGTCGGTTCCATCTTGTATAGTTACTCCGACCACGTTTGGAAGATGCACCTCTACATCGACCGTATCCAGAAGAAGCTGCCTCCCCTCCTCCACTTCCCCGAGGACGTCACCCGCGACTTCATTGCCGGTCATAGCGGACAGGTACTCGTCGAAAACCGAAACAACCGCACCACCCCCTACGAGTTCAAGAAACTTGAGAACGACCATTTCGGCGATTGCACGAAGCTCCATTGCGTCGGCTGGGCTATTCTTCGGGAGAAACTCTGACGTTTGACTTTCCGATGCTTGCATGGCCTCCAGCACCAATGCTACCTTCGACCATCAAAAGGTCGCCGGGATCAAATCTTATCTCCGGTACAAGAGCATCGAGGAACTCAAGGCCCTAGCCGATTCCATTTTCGCCGCAGCCACCGAGGAGGTCACCATCACCGGCACCGCAGCCGATGGCGGATCTGCAAATGGCGAGGTGGCATTTCCGAAATGGCTTTATCTCGGCGTCGTCATGGATGTCCGCAAGGAACTCGGCGATTTCCCGACCAATGACAACGGCACCATCGTCAGCCGCCAGCTTGGCACCCGTCCCGATTACAGCCGCACCTGGTCGGTCACCTAGTTTGATTTCCGTTTGATTTTTGACAGATGGCGCTCGTCATGAGCGAATCGAAATCAAAGCGTGGCGGTGCGCGACCCGGAGCTGGTCGCCCGAGCAAAGCAAAACAGCAAAACGACTTTGCCGCCTACGAAGCCAGCTATCGCTACAATCCCCAGCGTATGTGGCTTTACAGCCCGACGCTTGATGCCAAGAAAGAACTGACCGGTGGATCGCGTCAGGAGCTGATCAAGAAAGCCCAATGGCTTTATAACAACTCAGGCCTTGCCGGAGGTGCGGTTGATAAGATCGCCCGCCTCGTCGGCCCCCTCATACCGCAGGCTCGGACGCTGGATGAGAAATGGAACCGCCTCGCCGAGCAGGCATTCAATGATGCCGCGCGGAATGCCGCTTTCGGTGTCGATGTTTCCGGCATGGTAAATTTCGATCAGGCCATCCCCCTCATTGTCCGCCAGATGGCGATTGCCGGTGATGTTTTTTGGCAGCGCAGCACCAGCAAGGCCGGACGTGCCATGTTCCGACTTGTCCCTGGTGAGAACGTCGGATCCCCGGTGGGTAAGGAAGAGGAAGGCTGGATCGATGGGGTCAAGGTGGACCCGAAAACGGGACGCCCCATCCGATTCCGCGTCCTCTCAGCTCCTGCCTCTCAGGATTATACCGACATCAGCGCCGATGACATTGCCCAGGTGCGCCGCGCCTATCGCATCGGATACACCCGCGCACCGAGCTGGCTCGCCCGCGCTGCCAATACCCTTCAGGACATTGCCGAGTATCTGGCCTTTGAGAAGCAGTCGGCCAAGATCGGTGCCTCCATGGCGCTGGTCATCACCTCACCTGAGGCGGGACAGATCGGCCTCGGTTCGTCGTTAGTCAAGGGTCAGTCAGGTTCCAGCCAGCAGCCGATGACCGTCGATGCCTTGTCGAATGGTTCCATCATTCCGCAGCTCAAGCCCGGTGAAAAGGTCGAGAGCATCCTGAACAACCACCCAGCTGGAAACATGAAGGAGTTCCTCGGAACTCTGAAGGAAGAGATCGCAGTTGGCCTCGGCTTTTCCAGCCAGTTCCTATTCGACGCGACCGATGCCGGTGGGGCAAATCAACGCTGGATCTTGGAGGAGGCCGCCTCCGCCATTGATGAGATCCGCGACATCATTATTCAGAGCTTCGCAGCCCCCTTTTGGCGTTTTTGGATTTGGCAGGAGATTCAGGCCGGTCGCCTCCCTATGCCGAATGACGGATCGGATTGGTGGAGGGTCGATTTCACCCCGCCTGCCCGTCTTTCGGTCGATTTTGGTCGCGATGGCCGCCTTATGAGCGACCTCCTCCTCCGTGGTCAAATCTCACCGCAGCGCTATTACGCTTTGCAAGGCCTCGATGCCGACACACAGGACACCGACATCATCCGCTTCGCAGCCCGCCGGAAAAAGCTCGTTCAGGAAATCGCCAAGGAAGAAGGAGTCGACCTCACCACCTCCGAGGTATTCCCTCCTGCCCCTGGTGCCCCGATCCCCCAGCAAGCCGTCGATGGCAGCAAGCAGGGAGAATGATTTGACAGACGGCATTTCGGCAATGGTCAAGCTCTCCCTATTCGCCACAGCGACCGAATCCCGAGTCGATGCCGAGAACGGCGTCCTGCGAGGCGTCCGCGTCATCACCAAGGGCGAAGCCAAGACCCACACCTTCCTCGGTCAGCCCATCATCTGCGATGACCAGACCATCGCCGAGGTCGTGGAAGCCGCAGCCATTTTCCCTGATGGCGTTCCGGTGAAGCTCGCCCACGGCACCGACATCGAGGAGCTGATCGGTTCCATCCGTGACATTGTGAACGACGGCGACTGCGCCCGTGGCGACCTCTATCTGCTCAAGAACCACGACAGCTACGCCACCATCATTGAGATGGCTCAGACCATGCCTAGCAATTTCGGCATCAGCATTTCTTTCATGAACGCCCCCGAGCCGGTCATGAGCACCGACATGGATGATGACGGTGACAATGACGGCATCGTCCCCGGATACCAAGACGACATCGTGGCTTATGCCGCCCGTGTTTGCGAACTCTACGCCGCCGACCTCGTGGCAAATCCCAGTTGCAATCCTTCCCTATTTTCTATGAGCGAGACACCCGCCACCCCTGAAGTCCTTGCCGAGGCTCCCGTCGAGGAAGTCAAAGCTGAGGAGATCGCCCCTGCCGCCGAGGCTCCCGCTGTTGAAGCGCCCGCCGAGGAAGGTAAGGAAGAACTCAACGCCGTCATCGAGAGCGAACCCGCTCCCGAGGTTGCCGCCGAAGTGGTTGCAGAAGTTCCTGCCGAGCCAGTCGCCGAGGAAGTCGCCGAAGAAATCGTTGCCGATGAGATCAAGGAAGAGAATTCCGTCGAGGCGATCCCTGCACCCGAGGAGCTTTCCCGCAAGTTCGACGGGTTCAAGAGCGATTTCGAGGCTACCAAGTCCGAGCTTTCCCGAGTGACCACCGAGCTTTCCGCAGCCCGTGGCGAGCTGGAGATGGCCAAGACCGAACTCAGCAAGCGCGACGCCGAGCTGGTAGACCTCCGCTACCTCCACCGCAGCGTCCTTTCCGTCATGGGACTGGCTCCCTCGATCGAGATCCCCGAGATCAGCGAGGAAGCTCCCAAGATGAGCATCATCGAGCAATACGAGGCCATGCCTGCCGGTGCCGAGCGCCTTTCCTTTTTTCAAGCCAACCGACGCGAGATCGAGCGATCCATCGCCGCGAAGCTGAAATAAACCCAACCCCAACACCCCACTCAAATGGCTAACAGCTATTCCAGCGCCCTGGTCGTCGATACAGCGACCTCCACGGCCATCACCGTCCTCCAGCCGAAGCTCTCTTCGCTGAAGGCCTTCAACACCGACTTCAGCTCGGATGTCGTGGCTTCCGCCGGACTCCGCAAGTTGCAGGTCGCCGTCGTCGGTAACGCCGCCGCCGCAGTGACGAACCCCACCTCCTTCCAGAGCCAGGGTGATTCCGTGACCGCAGCAGCCGTCACCATGAATCACGTTTCGGCCCAGTTCGGCCTTTCCAGCGCACAGCTCAATCAGGGCTTCAAACTCGAGAAGGTCCTCAAGGCCAACCTCGCCGCCCTCGGCAATGCGATCATGGATATCGCCATGACCCCGCTCACCACCGCCAACTACGGTGCCGCTGCTTATACCAGCGCGATCAACACCGCGACCGGCGGCGTCCTCGGCAACGACCTCATCACGAAGGGCCTCCCTGCTCTCTTCGCGGCGATCGCCAACGGCACCGAGCGCAACCTCGTCCTGGATGGCAGCTACTTCAGCTACCTCCAGCCTCAGTCCGGATTCAGCATCCCCGTCACCGGCGGCCCTGCTTACGGGTTCGATAACGTCTACCTCAACACCCGCTTCAACGCCCCCCTCGGCGGCAGCGACGTGAACCTAAACGGTACGACCAAGACCATCCACGGTTTTGCAGCCTCCCCTGAGGCGCTGGCCATGGCCTCGGCCCTGCCTTACGTCGATCCCGCCGTTGCTTCCCTGCTCATGCAGCAGGAGACGGTCGAGATCCCTGGTCTCGATGGCCTCCAGATCCAGCTCTCCATCTGGGGCAGCGCTTCGGATCGCGGACTGTACGGCAGCTTCGACGTGCTCTTTGGGGCAGCCAAGGCTGACGGTTCCGCCCTCAAGTTCATCACCGCCTAATCCTCCTAGGCAATCCGCAAAGCAAGGGGCACCTCGAAAGGGGTGCCCCTTCTTTCATTCACTTGACACCGATACTTTCATCGTGAACCGCACCTTCATCGCCGCCTTTCGCACCCGTGCGGCCAACGAGATCGCCGATACCCTTGGCACCCTCATTCAGCTCGGCACCTGCACCCCATTCTATGCCCATGTCACCGTTCCGCAGCCGACCATGAGCTTGGAGACCGGTGGATTTAATACTGACAAAAGCATCCGTGTGCGCTGGCCAATGACCCGTGCCGCCCGTCCTGCCGTCGGCACTCGCCTCACCTTGGTCACCGAGGGCGTCACCTATCGCGTCGAGACTGCCACCAGTCTTCCGGGATCCCCCCTTTCTGCCGAGGTTCTGGTGTCAGCTATCAGGGAGTGATTTCCACCCTATCTGCTATCTCCCAGCTCTTAGCTCCTATTTCATGAATCCGCTAACGATCGAATCCGCACTTCGGACGGCATTTCAGCCAACCTTTACCGATACCACGATTTATCTAGGTAGCGATTACGAGGAACTCACCCCGGAATCGCTCAACCTCATCATTTCGGCATCCGACGTCGAGCACACCGCTGGCCCCCTCTACAAGGTCACCATCAATGTGAAAATCATGGCCCCTGCCTTGCTCGGTGCCGACAGCCTTTCGGCATTTACCACGGCGATCAACTCCGTCCGATCCTGCCTGGATACTTCTTACCTTTCGACCAACTGGCCATCCGGATCTGCCACTTTTGCCGGGGTCTGGATTCAAAATACAAAGACATCGCAGGAACAGCACACCTGGGTCGCCGAGGTTCAAGCCGTGATCGGAGTCTCGGAGTAATGCCTGGCGTTTGTCTGCCGATCGTCCCCGATCAGGCATCCCTCGATCTGCTGCTCTCGGGACTGCTCGCCCTGCGGCTCGCATGACTATCGCCCGACCCGTTCGGGCGATTTGACACGCACCTTCACTTCATGAGCGACGAGAAAAAGCCCAACCCCCTCATCCTCGAAAAAGACGTAGTGGCCGCACCGGCTCCTGCTCCCGAACCCGCCCCTTCCAAATAACATGGCCGCTACCATCGGAATCTCTTCACTCGCCTCCCTCGTTACCGCCCCCACCGGCTGCGTCATCAACGAAGTTACCCAGGATCAGTCCAAGGAGGTCAAGACCATCAAGAACTCCTCCGGGGTCACCGTTCAGGCCGCCGTTCTTCCGATGACCGAGACCAAGATCAGCGTCAAGGGCAAGGGCAACCCTGCCCTTTCCACGGTGGCAGCAACTTCCTCTGTTGCCTCCGGCACCGTCGTCATCACCGAGATGAGCGTGGATGAATCCCAGGACGATTTCCCCGACTTCAGCATCACCGCGATGAAATGGAGTTAAACCCCTAACTGACCACCCACCATGTCCGCCGTCACAGCCTCCATCGGAATCTCCTCCTTCACCAGCGGGGTCATCACCAAGGTCAGCACCTCCAAAAAGGTCGAGACCAAGGTGCTCAAAGATTACTCCGGAGCCTTCTCCACCGCAGCCACCTTTGACCCCACGGGGGAGTTCTCCGTCGATGGTCAGTCCGATTACCCAAGCATCACGCTCGGAGTTGCCACTGGTAACGTCCCCAGCACAATCACCGGAGGCGTCATCATCATCGACTCCTTCAGCAAGACCGAGAAATCGGACGATTTTCAGAGCTGGAGCTATAAGGGCAAGTGGTATCCCGGAGCTTCTTAGGCCTCCGTCTCCCTGACATTTTATCATGAACAACCTCCACGAAAACCTCTCCCTGCTCGTCGATCACGAGCATCCTCTCTCTTCGGCCAATACCCATGCCGTAGCCGCCTCCCTCACCTGCGGAGGCACCCTCGCCGAGAACGGCTATCTCGACACCATCGAGCAAGGCCTCGATGGCAAGCCCCGTCGGACCGTCGTCTGGCTTTTGAAATCCACCCCGATTGAGTTTAAGGCCTTTGCCGGGGAAACCATTTCCCAGTCCGAATTTCTGAAGCGGTGGAATGACAAGCAGTGGATCCTGGACAATCCCGATCATCCCATCGCCTTCATGAAATGCCTCATGGAGAACGTCGGCAGCCTTCGGAACGAGATCAAGAACGCCTCCCCCACCATCAAGGTCACCCGTGGAGGCCGCGCTGCTTTCATCCCTGCCAATGCCACCGAAGCCGAACGTCAGAAACTCCTGGGCAAACTATGAGCGACATCACTATCAACGAGCGGATCTACGCCGAGGAGCCGCTCATCGCCGGGGTCAAGGTTCGCCCCTATAACCACCATGTAAAGCTCAAAATGGCTCGCATCCTTCGGTGGCTAGATCTTGATGATGCCGACAAAAATGAGGAGATCCTCTTTGCGTTCATCTACCTGATTGCGGCCCCGATCGAGCGCGTGGCGATCAATACGCTTAACCGGAATGCTTACCTTGTGGACAAGGACGCTTTTCTGGAAACCCTTACTTCCGAAGATCTCCGCGCCGCCGCCGAATGGTTTATCGAAGTGACCAATCTGGAACGTGAAACCCAGATCGAAGTCGAGCCAAAGCCGGGATTGGCTTCCAGTAAGGAAACCCCACCCCCAAACTCCTCGAGCCGCCGTCGCTCGCGAGCCTGATTTTCACGCTTGCGAAGGAGGGCGGCTTTTCCGAGTTGCAGATCATGGAGCTGCCCGTCTATCGGGTGAATGCCTACTACCACGCTGCCCTGAGATCACACGATATCTGGACCGTGCAGCCCAGTGCTCCCGTTCCGCAGCAGATCGACCACTTGATCGAGTTCGCCCGATCATTTGGCACCGAAGGACTAGATGATGAGTAAATCCGGCTTCACAATCGACACATCGAATTTCAACCGCGCCGTGGAGGCCATGGCGAAGCTGACCGGCGTCAATTATGAAGAAGTGGTCAAAGCAGAAATCGGAAGCGTTCTTTCGGCAGCTATCTCCAATACGCCCAAAGCAACAGCAAATTCCATTAAAAAAAGCCTAGAAAAATGGGTTTTTATACGCGAACCGTCTCCTGCCAAACATCCCCAATCCTCGCTAGCCAAGGGAACAGCTTATCTTGTCGGTCCCGGCAAAGGTGGACGCCACCATTACCCCGATTATATTTGGGCATGGATCCAAATGAATTCCGAGCATCGGGAAGCTGAGTTGAAACGCCGAATCGGCACGGCAAAGCGCTCTTGGGTGCTTTTGGCGCAACGCATGGGCATCCTTTTGCCAAAAACGCCTCCCGGCTATGTCAACAAAGCCATGGTGAATGGGAAAGTGCTTTCCGATGAGGTGAGCCATGTCAGGAAAGTGACGGCTTCCCAAGTTGGGTTCCTGATCCAGAATTTCACCCGCGCCGCCGTTCGCGGCGGTGGCCGCGCCGCATTATTAAAAGCCATCAATGGTCGTGTCGGATATTACCACAGAAATGTCCGTTCAGGGGTGTTCAAAAAAATTGCTGATGTGGCCAAGAAATACCCCGGATTTAAGGTTCGTGGGATTTGATTCGCTCGCGCCCGCTCGGCTCACCCACTCGCTACGCTCGGGGCTAGTCGCTGCGCTCCTAGTCTAAACGGGCCGGTCACCACCGGCCACGTTTTGACATGGGGTCATCGGAAAGATGGCCAACGAATCCCTTTTAGCTCAATTCGGTCTCGATATTGCGCCTCTGACTCAATCGCTCAAGAGGGCGACCCATGCCGTCAAGGAAGAGACGACCAAGATGGGCAAGGAAGGATTTGGAGAACTCCTTGGCCCCATTGCCAAGGTGGCTGCTGCGGTTGGATCCATCGGGGCCATCATGGAAGGTCTCCACGGTGCGCTGGAACTTGGTGCTGATATGCAGGATCTCTCCAACCGCACAGGGATTGCGGTGGGGGCGCTGTATATGCTTCAAAACGCCTTCAAGGATGCTGGCGTCGATGCGGCCAAACTGGCTCCCTCGGTGGGCAAAATGAAAGCCACCATCGCTGAATCCGTCGGAGGCGGAGGACAAGCGTCCATTCTTCATGCTCTTGGATTGGATGCTAGGACGCTAGCCAATGAAGCGCCAAATAAAGCATTTGAAGAAATCGGCACGGCCATTGCCAATTTGAAAAACCCTTACGAGCAGGCCGAGGATGCCCGTAAAATTTTTGGAAAAGGCGGCGAAGAGTTGCTTGCCTTGTTTAACAATCCCAATTTCAAAAACGCAGGCGGAATATCCAACCTTGCCGCTGATTTGGAAAAATCATCCCCAGCATTCAAAGAGATCGAGGAAAACTTCAAACACGTCGGAAGAAACGTCCAAGGGTTTTTTGTCGGAGTAGCTTCCACATCGGCTGGGGTTTTTGCTCCGATAATCCATAAGTTGGAAAACGTCGATTTTTCCAAGTGGGGTGAGCGCGTGGGAATTGTGGCAGCTAACTTTGGAACCAATTTCCACGAAGCATCAAAAAACGCCATCGAAGATCTTAGCAAACTGATCGGCATCGCCCTAAGTGGAGACAGTTTGAAGCTTTTTGGTCTGGAACTGGTGATTCAGGGGTCAAAACTCAAAGATGTGCTCTTTGATGCTTTCCGTGAGCCTCTAAACTATTATGCAGCGCAAATGGAGGCGCTAACCAACAAGGCCCTCAATGCGTGGAATAAACTGAATGGCAATTCCGGAAAGGAATTGAAATCCCTGTACGCCGATCAGGAACGCAATACTGCCGGGGAAACCAATGCTTACAATCGGTATCATCAGGTTGCTTCACAACTCGGCGGAGTTGATCCTTATACCGAAGAAGGTAAAGCCAAATATGCTGAATTTGACCGCCTTAAAAAGGCGCTGGAAGGTTACCAGAAGCAAGGGGAATACATCCAGCAAGCCATCAATACCGCAAAGAACGGACTCGAAACTGATCCGGATAAGATTGCTGCACAAAACAAGGCCAATGGGATCGATTATGTAAAGCAAGCTCATGACGCTGCGAATAACAATCGCGCCCCGTTGGAAGAAGCTGCTGGTGAATTCCAAAAGAAAATTGCGGAACAGTTTTCTGGTCTGACCTTCAAATCATTCAAGTATATCCCAGGATCAGGGGAAAAGAATGCAGAAGGACAGCAGGAGGCTGCTGATCTTTACAAAAAACCAGCCCAATCGGATTTTAATCTGGCCGACATCGGAGCCAACAAATTCTCAATCATCGCCGATTCCCTCGAGCGCGTCGGGGGCGGTGGCCGTTCCGCCCTCGTCGGTGACAATCCGATCTTGACCGAAAACCGTCGTCAAAGCGCCCTGCTTCAGAAGATTGCCGAGAATACCTCACGCGCCCCCGGAGCCGTTGCTTCCATTCCCGCCGCCGCTTTTGCTCAATAATTATGGCCTCCACGACAACTTCCACCACGATCCAATATGATTCCTCGCTTGGTCAAAATGTGACCACGACGACCGTTGAGGCATTTGATACCTACCCGACGCCCCCCACGGACGCATATGATGTCCAGCAATCCTATACTGGGGGAAAATACGTTGTAACCTATAAAGAAATCGGAACGGCTTCCTTGGGGGAAAACATTGAAATCACCTCTTCCTGTTCCACGGAGCCGCTGATCACGCATCCCATTTTTGCATCCGGAGGAACTCATGCTTTGTCTAATTCTGACCTCAAAGCGATATCTTTGGCAGAATCCAATCCATCAGATACTGCGAATGGGTGGTCGGCCTTGGTGGCGGCTAATCCGACAAGCCCTTTGGGATGGTATGCCCAGTTCATCCTCTGGGGGATTGACTCGTATCTGAACCCCACCGTCACGTCCCATGTTTCCCTGGTGGAGTCCCAGATCGTGGATCTTTCCACGGTGGGATCCGTTTATACTTCGTACTTCAAATCCGTCTCCCTACCTAGCCTCTCCGGTCAGGCAAACTGGTTACTCACCGGAGCCAGCTCCAAATCACTAAATACGTCCAAATGGCGCAACAGCTATGAGCTGCGGGCGTCGGGTCTCAAAGGATGGTCTAGCAGTCTTTACACCTACAGTGGTGGTGGCGGGTCGAATACCTTCGGGTTCTAACGCATGAGACTCCTGCCTCGCATGACAGGCGCGGGGATGCTCACCCCCGGAGCGTGGGATCGGATTGCCTCGATCCTGGAGAGCAATTTTCGTGAGGTCATCCTTCAGAAAGGCCCCGGCTACACCGTCACGACCGCGCCGGGAGGAACGACGCTTAATATCTCTAACAATTCTTTTTTTCCGACATCGCCAAAACTTCCTTTTGATATAGTTTTAGGCGGAACTGCCGATTCCCCTTCTATTTCATTATGGCCCGGCACGGTGAATGGCATCATGCCCGAGAATATGTTCGACACCTTCACCGTCGATGCGACTTCGCTTTGGTATGTCAAGGCCACGGTGGACACCAGCGGCGGCGCGGTTCAGTCGGTGTCGATCAATGTCGATACATCCTCACCTGACGTTCAGACCCCTGCGTCCGATGATTTTCCTACGGGGTTTGATGTGCTCTTGGGCATATACAAAAAGGGATCCATCTACAACGTGGCCGGTGGCAACGTCACTTTGACCGCCAATCAGATCAACACCTACGACGGCTCATGGCAGGGAGTCTGGGCAATTAGCTGATGCCGATCATTGACTTCAGTTATGGTTCGGAATGCGCCCCCGTGGCCATTTATCCGGTTTCGACGATTTCCACGGGTTCCTATGCTTATTCGGGATCATACAATACCGACGACACCGACAATTCGTTCACCGATTCCTTTTCAGGAGCTGCATCATGGGGCCAATCCGAGTCGGCATCTTACAAGCATCTGGATAATTTCATCTTTGGTGCGCCGTACTCCGCTTACGCACCGACATCCTACACCACCACGGCGTGCTTATCGGATTACAGACTGAATGGTTCTTCCTCTTGGGATATATACACCACCACGCAGGGGCAAACCTCCAACACCATCATTTCTCATTCCAGCACCAGCGATGCTTCGCAGACATTCACGGCCATTTCAGGCAGTATCAAATCGCATTCTTTTGATGCATCTCAGACCCGTCAGAGCAATTATACAATTTTCGGGACATTTACCGAATGCCAGGGGACTTCGTCGGTGACGACTCAAACCAGCATCGAGGTATCATTTTCAGCGGCCAGTTACACCACGGAAACCTATTCATTTTATAGCCTGGATGATGTGGCAAGCTACACCGCTGTGGGGGATACCCTTCAGGGAAGCATCCTCATAGCGACGGAAACCACCTTTGAAGTTTCCAGTTTATCCTTTCCGGTTGCTTTTGGCGGGTACGTGCCGGCTGCGGTGGATTTTCTAGGAACCTTCTATTTCGATTCATTGCACCCTGGCAACACCGTTTTTTTAATCCATGGATCCCATGGAGAAGTCATTAGCTCCATCACTCCCATCGTCTCATCGATCCACCCGTTCATTGAGGAAGCCGTTAGCTTTACCGATTGGACCACGGGGCGATGGGGAGATTTGAACACTTATTCATTCAAATACATCAGCGCCGATCAGATCGCCTATACCACGACCACCGAGGCCAGCTCTTCGACTGTTCAGACCACGCATACCATCACCCTTTCAATATCTTCCACGATTGATTCCACGGCCTCCGTTTCTTTCTTTGCTGGTTTTTATGATGCCACCACCGACGCAACGATTACCAATGCCACGCTTCCGGGAGGCCAAATCTGGACCGCAACATGGGAATGGGGAATTCCCTGCATTTATGGGATAACATCTAATTTTTCGGATTCCACGACTTCGGATACCATTTTTGTCGATGATTCCTTTTCTTCCACATTCTCAATCGAGGATGGTGCCAATATTGTTTTCGGACCCTTTCGATACAATCCTCCGTACACCTACCTTTCGGACGGATCTTTGGAAACTTACTCCGGCAGCTATTTCTTGGTCTGATTGACAAATCTTCTGGGGATAACGATCCCCATGATATCCATCACCACCGCTGCCACGCGCAGCTACCTCCACGCATGGCCGCAGTTGATTCGCGCCATCGCCACCGCAGCAGGCCACCACGCCGAGGCACACTTCATCTTTTCCACCGATCAGAGCGAGGAATCCAAAAAAGCCGAGGAATTTGCCAAAGGACACCTTCCCGAGGGGTGGAAGATCACCACCCTGAGACTCCCGATCGACGAGGATGCCAAGGACTACAAGGAGGAAGCCCAGATCCGAATCGCCCGCCTCCAGGGTGCAGCTTTTGAGTTTGCCCGACGCATAAAATCGGATCATTGCTGGTCGGTCGAAAGCGACACCATCCCGACCGCTGATGCGCTCCGGGTGCTCGAATGGACACTCCAGATGCCCGATGCCGTGGGGGAGCCGTACTACCACATCGCGGCCGCCACCTATCCGAATGGCCTCTTCCTCGGGGGATTCGGCGACCATCGACACCAGATCGCGGAGGATTTCCTGCCCAGCGAACGGAAGCTCAAGCCTCGACTGAAATTGCTTTTGGAAAAATGCGAGGAACGGGTGAAATCCATTCAGGTTTCCGGTCTCAAGTCTCAGGTCTCAGCATTCGAGCGCGAACAGCGCCGAATGTCCCGCCTCCGTGAATGGGTCAAGAAATCGCCCCCTGATGGGAATATCTGGGAAGTGACGGCAAAGCACGGCTGGCGACGCAGGGGATGGATGGAACACGCCTACCCCGGCATCGGGCTAGGGGCGGTCGTGCCATCCGATTGGTGCGGACTAGGGTGTACCCTGCTCTCTGGTCGCGCCCTTCAGCTTGCCGACTTTACCGGATACGAGGGAAAAGGAACGCAAGATCTTTTCCTCTG